GTCCGCACCGTTGAGGGTGAGGCCCGCACCCGCCGAGATGGTCAGCGTCCCGGCTCCGATGTTGTGGATGCGGACGATCTGGGCGGCGCTGAACACGGAGTTCGGGACGGTGAACGTGATCGCGGTCGCCTTGTTCGCGATGACCCGGTCGCCCGCGTCGGTGGCGGCGAGCGTGTAGTCGTCGGTCTGCGTGTTGGTAACGAGTTCCGTGATCGCGTTCAGGTTCGCGGCGGTCAGCACCGCCCCGGCAACGAATGGGAAAGGGGTCGCCATAGTTCCTGAAGCCTACCCTACGCCCCGAGCACGTTCGTCGAATCCATCTTGCCCTTCGTGGCGTCGTCGAGGAGCAACTCGAACACGATGCTCGTCGGTGCGGTGAAGAACGTGACCGTCTCGCCGCGTAGGTCGATGCGGTGCTGGATGCCCTCGACGGACAGTTCCTCGGTCACGGACGCGGGCGACCCGGTCGAGAACGTGCGCTTGATGGAGATGGTGTTGCCGATCTCGACGGCGGCGACCGCGTTCTTCTGCGCGGTCGTCAACGAACCGAAGAACGTGACGACGCCGGAGAACCGCGGCTCGGGCTCGCCCTCGATCAGATAGTCGGCGAGGGTCGCGGCCTGTGCATCGGTTGAGAGGAGCGAGTTCGTGATCGTCTCGGCCTGCGTGAAGTAGAGCGCAATCGACGCCGCGTCGGTCGCCGTCTGTGCCGTGCCTCCGGTGCGTTGCACCGTCACCCGGTTCAGCACCTGCTCGACGGTGAAGTCGACAAACACCTCCCGATACGGCGTGTTCGTGCCGTCGTCGGCGAACGTCACGGACGGGGAGGAGAGCGTCGTGCCGATGCGCGGCTGGAACACGAGGTCGCCGTCGGATGCCCGGATGAAGAGTCGTCCGCGTTCGGCTTCGTCGACCTGCCGGAGATAGTCGAGCGCGTTCGTCCCCTCCGAGATGGCGTAGTTCCCGAGCGTCGCCGTCCCGGTAGAGATGTCGCGGAGGCTCGCCGAGAAGCCGACCTCGGAGCGGTCGAGGACGGTGGAGACGCGCGCGGACGAAAGTTCCGCCGACGGCGTGAAGGCGTTGAGTTGCGCGTTCGCGAGGATGAAGAGGTCGTCGGCGGCGATGATCGTGACGAGCGGAATCTGCCGCGGCCCGACGTAGTCGTAGGTGAAGTCGACGACCCGGCCCCGGAAGATGACCGTCGAGTTCCGCGTGATCCTGACCTGACGTAGCGGGGAGAGTCCGGGCGTGTCGTCGGTTTCGTCGTAGTAGACGCTCGCCTCGTTGTACGGGTCGAACGCCCGGGTCGTGTCTTGGGCGACGATGACGGCGCGTCCGGGTGCGATGGAGTCGATGGTGCGGCGCTTGCCTCGGAAGAAGTCGACGGACTGCACCGTGATCTCGGCGAACTCGTCGACGCCGTCGAGGACGAAGGTCGTGTTGTCGAGGACGCCCTGTTGGGTGTCGTCAAGCGTGAACCCGTCGCCGAACCCGACGTCGAGTTCGACGGTGAGCGTCCCGCCTGTGATGATGTTCGACGGCATGACTAGACCGCGATGGCGACGTCGATCGGCCCGCTCACGAGGTTGTATTGCTGTAGCGCGTCGACGATGAGGTTCGGGAGGTTCGCGTCCGCGCTCACGGTGTTGACGACGATCGAGACGGCGCTTCCGCCCGCCATGCCGTCGAGTAGCGCCTCGGTTCCGATCGCCGCACCGACCCCGGCTCCGCCTCCGCCGATGATGTCGGTCGAGCCGATGACCTTGATCTGGCCCGTCATGTCGACCGGGAGGATTGCGACCGTCCCGCCCTTCTTGCCGCCGCCGCCACCGCCTCCGCCTCCGTCCTCTTCTTCGTCGTCGAGTCCGCCGAGGCCGGGGACCATCGGGGTCGGGATGGTCAGGCTCGGGGCGGGCGGTGTGACCGCCGAGGCCGAGCCGCTCGGCGCGGGAGGTGCGACTCCGAGGGACGGGAGACTGAAACTCACGCCCGAGATCGGGTCGATGTCGGGCAGTCCCGGGATTTTGTTGAACGCGCGGATGATGGCGTTCACGAACCCGATCGCACCGTTGACGATGCTCTCGAACGTGTTGAGCACCGACCCCGCGATCTTGATGACGAACCCGCCGAGTTTTGCGAACACTCCCATCAGGTCGAACACGACGTCTATCAGCGGGCCGACCGCGGCCTTCACGATGTCGAACGCGACACCGAGAGTCTTGATGAGCACCGGGGCGACGTACTTCAGCACGAAGTCCGCGAGGGTGCGGAAGAACTCCACGAGTTTCTTGATGTTGTCCCGGTTGTCCTCGATCTTCTGCGACACGACCTCGAAGATGTCGCGGAGTCCCTCAAACACCTTGATCGCGACGTCGCGGATCACCGGGACGAGGCGCGTCCCGATGAACTCGGCGACCTGCGAGATGAACGGGATGAGTTTGTCGCGCATCACCGGGACGACCTTGTTCCCGATGAAGTCGGCGATCTTCGCGAAGATGTCGGCGAGCGCGGGGCCGAAGCGGTCGACGATCTTCTGGAACGCCGGGACGACCTCGTTCACGATGAACTCGGCGATCTTCGAGAGCACCGGGAGGACGAAGTAGCCGACCTGCTCGACGAGTTCGGAGAGGAACACCCGGAGCCGTTGCACCTGCCCGGAGAACGTGTTCGCGGCGGCGGTCGCCGATCCCATGAACGTATCGGTGAGGACGCTCATCGCGCCCTCCGCGTCGAGCCCGTCCCTGATTAGCGTCCTGAGTTCTGGGGCGAGCGCCTGTAGCGCCTTCATGTTGCCCTGCTGTGCCTTAGCGAGTGCGTCGGCGACGGTCGTCTGATCCATCTGTAGCGCGGTCGAGATGTCGAGCACGAGGTTCATCTGTTGCATCGCGTGTTCGGTGTCCTTCGTGCCCCTGACGAGTGCCTCGAACGCGGGGCGGAGTTTGTCGTCCGCGACCCCGGTCGCGAGGCTCATCGCGCCGAGTTGCTCGTCGACTGCCTTCGTCATCTCGTCGGTCGCGTTCGTCACGTTCTTCAGCGTCACCGCCATCTGCTCGAAGGACTTCTGATCGTCGGCGGCGGCCTTCGCCGCGAACCCGATCCCGGCGGCAAGTGTTCCTACGCCTGCGGCGGCGGCGAGTCCGAGTTTCTTGATGCTCCCGCCGAACTTGTCGAAGGCACTGTCGGCCTCTTGCAGACTCTTTTTTAGCGGCCCTGCGTTGCCGACGATGGAGATCGTGATCGGTTTAGACATGACTAGAGGTCGTACTTCGCTCGGATTTGTGTAAGGCGTTCGGCGTACTCCATTGCGATCTCACGACGCCGTCCGTCGGTCGCTTCATAGATGAACGGGTTCGGCTTGATGCGGCGACGAGGCCAGCCGAAGTGAATCGGGCCGGCGTATTCGACGATGTCGCCGCCCGCCGTCCGTTCCGTCCGCCGCCCGGTGGCGCGACCGCCGTAGTAGCGCTTACCTCCGCCGCGTGACCCGACTCGAATCTTCGCCGATTTAGCGGTTGAGGCGTTCTTGATCGAGGCGGCAAGCGCGCCGCTAAGCACCGGGACGAATCGTTTCGCTCCGTCGATCACGACCTCGGCGACTTTCTTGTTCGTTTCGAGAAACTCGCCCTTCACGAGTTCTAAATCTTTCCCGAGGTTGCGTAGGTCGCGTTGCACCGCCGACAAGCCCTCGATCTTGACCGCGCCGGGTGCGCCGTCGCCGAGACGATAGCCGAACGTGCCACTAGCCATGTCGTCGAGTTCTCCGTTCGCGTTGTTTCTTCGCTCCATCGTAGAGCGCGCGCACGACGTCGGGCGGCGTCCGCATCAGAGACAACGGGTCGAGCCCGTAGGCGAGGGAGAGGTTCGCGATCTCGGCGGCGACCCCGCCTCCGGGGATGCCTAGTTTCCCGGGCCGTCCTCGTGACCGACGGCGGCGATGTCCTTGATCCATTCGTCGAACACCTTCACCGTCTTGCCGGAGTTCTTCTCGGCGAGCCATGCGAGGTAGTAGAGCGATTCCATCTTGGGCTTCCCGTTCGGGTCGAACGCGGCGGAGATCGACGTCTTGGCCCAGCGCTCGAACGCGATTTGCGAGTCGGCGTAGACGGGGAAGGATTCTTGCGTTCCGTCCTTCCGCTTGATGGTGACGGAGATGTCGAGCATTTACGAGAGAGCCTGCGCTATCGAGCCGGACGTGTACGTCGCGGTTATGGACAGTAACTCACCAACCGACACGACGATCGGGGCCGTCGCGAGGAACGCGTTCGAGTGCGTATAGCGGGGCGAACTCGCGCCGGGTGCGGCGGAGAGCGGCTCGAACACGATCGTCGACTCGGTGCCTACGTCGCCGAAGATCGTCTGGATGGCTTCACCCGTCGCGAACGAGGCGAGGAGGGTGAACGTCGTGGTTGACGATTCGAGGCCCGCCGCCGACTTGCGGGCCGTGTCCGCGAGGCTCGTGCTGTCTAACTGCTCGACGTTCTTCTCCATCGTGATCGACTGAAGTTGGTCGTTGAGGTCGATGCCGCCGACCGTAAAGACGGTGGCCTTGCCGAGTGCGGTGACTGTTGCCATGATTCGTTAGTCCTTGTCTGCGTCGGGGGCGTCCTTGCGGGAGCCCTTCTTCTTGGGTTCATCATACTCTACGGCGACGACATGACCGGACGCTTCCGCGTGTGCGGCGTCGACGCCGAGTTCGGCGAGTCCTTCGGCGGAGATGAGGTCGCCTTCGGCGCATCCGGCGAGGCGGCGGGTCGTGACGCGGTATCTCATGCGCGACATCCTAACCGAAGAGCGTGACCTGAAAACGGTAGGCGAGCATCTCGACGCCCGACACCTGTAGCGAGACGGGTTCGGCGCGCGCGACGCGGACGCTCGTCACCGATCCGTCGAGCGTCTGGTCGGCCTCGATCTTCGTCTTGACGGACGAAGCCCCGGTCGGGGTGAGTAGCCCGTCGAGGTAGTCCTGCGCGGCGCGGTCACTCATGCGTCCCGCGACGACCATCACGTCGAGCGTCGCGGTGTCCGCGCCCCGGGCGAAGACGAGGTCGTAGTCGAAGGAGAGTTGCCCGACGACGGCGGCGGGCGGGACGATGTTCTCGGGGATGGTGTCGAAGACGCGGAGGTTCGCGATGTTGAGCGCGGCCTTGAGTTTGTCGCGGACTGTCGACGGAGTCACGCGACGACCTCACGGCGGTACGCGCGCACGATCGCGGAGATGTCGCGCCCGAGCGGACTCATCCGGATCGCCCCGAGTTCGGAGAGTCCGAGGACTCCGCCGACCGACGAGGCGCGCTTGACGTAGTCCGCCGAGAGGATGAGGCACGCTTCGACGATGTCGTCCGGCGGCGTCCCGTCGTACCATCCGAACTTCGCGGTGACCTGCACCTGAGGGCGGCGCGAGATCGGGAGCGGGAACGTCTCCGTGCCTACCATCGTGATCCGCGTGAAGGGCCGTTCGAGTTGCGGGGCGGTGACCGGGTCGAGGATGAAGTCGGTGTTCAGGGTCAGGGTGTCGGTGTAGTTGCCGTTGCCGTCCGCGTCGAGGTTGACGGCGAGGTTCGTCGTCGAGCCGATGTCGTCGACGAAGAGCGTGTAGAAGTCGGTCGTCCGGTAGAGGCGGGCGGTCGCGGCGGCGTCGATGTAGAAGCGGCGGTTCGCGATGCGGTCGATCGTCCGGGACGCGGCCTCGATCGCCTGCTCGATGGTCGTCGTCTCGTCGCCCGTGATCGTGCTCATGTTGGCGTACGCCTGAAACGCGGCGAGCGTCGTGTAGCCGTTCGTGATCGCCATGTCCTACTTCTTCCTCTTCTTCCGCTTCGGAGATGAATCGTCCCGAGCCGGAAGCGGTTCGTCTGCGGCTCGACCCAAGGAGGCGAGAGGAGCCTGCTCGACGCCGACCCGGGACGAAGCCTTAGAGACGGTCGTCCCTGCTCTGAAGCCTGCGGAGACTCGGATCATGCCGCTACCGATCCGAGCCTTCCGCGAGGCCTTCGAGTTAGAACGTCGGAGCGATGAG